GTATGAGACTGATCGTTTATGGGAAGTAAGTGGTGGAATTATATATGGTGGTAGCGGAGGGGGCATTTTTAATATGAATGGCAAACTTATAGGTGTAGCAAGAGCGCTTGAATTATATAGAAGTAAACAATGCTATCTGGGATTTACAGGAATTAGATGTATTTCATTTCCAATTACGGATATGGGATATGTGATTCCTAGATTTACAATCAAAGAATTTTTATTAAATAGTAGTTTTAATGATCATTTTAATTATTTGGAGTAAATAATGAGTAAGAAGAAATCTATGGCTGATGTTTGGAAAGAGATAGAAAAGCAACATGGCGATGAAGGTCTTTATGCTGGTGACAGTGATATGACAACCTATTCAGAAGCTTTGTCTACTGGTAGTTATGCACTTGACGATGCGTTAGGAATTTGGGGAATGCCAAAAGGACACATGGTACAGTTTGCTGGGTTTGAACAATCTGGCAAGACACTTATGTCATTGGCAGCAGTTGCAGAATGGCAGAAATTGGATACAGCAAACTGGGCAATGTTTATTGATGCCGAATTTTCATTCCATCAAGACTGGGCCGAAAAAATTGGTGTAGATACATCGAGATTATATGTATATAGAGAAAACAAAGCATCTAAGATTTTTGATCGTTTAATTGGTGTGCCTGGTAAACCGAACAAAAATACCGGAGAAGTGAAGAAAGTTAAATCTGGCATTTTGGACATTGAGCTTGAAACAGGCGGAACAGGATTAGGAATTATAGTTCTTGATAGTGTGGTATCGATGATAGTTCCAATGGAGGAATCTAGTAAACCTGGTAAAGCTAATATAGCATTAATGGCAAGATTCCTTCCACCAGAGTTACGAAAACTGACACCTCTTTTAACAGCTACTGGTGTATTATTTATTGCGATTAATCAACTCAGATTTAGACCAGATGTAATGTATGGAGATCCGACTAATGCTCCTGGTGGACAGGCACTTAAACATGTATGTTCTCAAATGATCAATTTTGGTATGATTAAGGGCAAAGATTCAAAAATTGAAGAAGGCGGCGAACAAGTTGGGCACCATATTAGAGCTAAAGTTCAAAAAAATAAAAAGGCGCCACCATTTAGAGAGGCTAAATTTTCAATCAAATATCTTGAAGGTGTTGTTGATAGAAATATTGAAATAAGAGATATTGGTGCAAGATATGGTGTAATTGATCGACCAAATAATAAAGTTTGGGAATTAGATGGTGTAAAATATAATAGTAAGGATGCTATGGCTGAAGCATTAAAAGATGAAGAGTTACAACTTTCAGTATTTGAGAGAGTGAAAGAAGCAAAGATGAACTGTGTGGTTCAAAAAATGGTTCAAGACGAACCAAAAGAAGAGACAGAGGAGTAATAAACATGTTGATATCGTGTAATAATAAGGGATGTTTAAAGGGTTCAAGTGCATTATTAAAAGAAGACACAATGGAGGTAATTTGCCAAGAGTGTGGACTACCAATTACGAACATTTCAGATTCTATGAAGAGGGCGTTAAAAAGTTTTGGACAAATAGTAAGAAGTAACGAGCGCAAAGCGTCTTTGTTGCACTGCAGGAGTTGTAGAGCAAATCGTGATATTGTTTTAGATCAGAACAACAATACAGTCTGTAAGATTTGTTATAGTCCAATTACAATAACTCCAGCATTCAAGATGACAATGGAAGAAGCAGGAAGTGGTTTTGAGAGAATTGATACCTCAAAACAAAAAACTACTAAAAAGTGAGCAGAGAGAAGTCTGAATAATGAGTGAATCATTTTTTGAGAAATTAACAGATGTTTGTCATCAACTACTTTTAGATAATGAAGGATTAATGCATTATCTAAAAGTACATCGTGGTATGGCAAATAAAACAATCAGTACCTATAAATTAGGTGCTTTCCCTGAAGATCTGCGTGACCTCTACGATGAATATGATGTAGATCCGGTGGAATTAAGAGAACAAAATATTGTATGGAACGCAGACCAAAGTCAATTCAAATTATATCCAGTTGTAATTCCAATTAGAAATGTACAAGGCAAGTCTATTGCTATAGGGTGTCGTACCTTATTAAATGATGACAAACGCAAAGAAATGGGTATACCAAAATACAGGAATAGTAGCTACAAAAAAACTTCATATCTTTTTGGTCTAGATTATGCCGTTGGAGCGATAAGGCAAAAAGACAAAGTGTTTGTGGTGGAAGGTTATTTTGACGTAATTACTGCGCACCAAAAAGGTATAAAAAACGTTGTCGCCTCTTGCGGGACAATATTTTCGAAAAGACAATTGATTATGTTATCAAGATATACCAATAATATCTGTTTGTTGTTTGATAACGATATGCCCGGACACACTAGTGCAAGGAAAATAATAAATAAGCTTGCTGATTTTGATAGTGATATCAATCTTACTTGTGAATTCACTCCAGATGGATATAAGGATATTGATGAATACATAATGAACGGTGGAGACACTAAACTCTTCGGGGAGGAAAGGATAGACTTAAATGATGTCGAAATTGAGACACTATGGTGATAAAATCGGGAGGAGTAAATGCCTAAGAATTTTACCTGTAGTAGCTCTGGTGACCTGGATATTATACCCCACAATTATGTTGAGATAAGCATTGATCCTCATTTATTGAACAATTTTTCGAATGAAGAAGGGATGGCGTCTTTTTTAAAAGCACATTCATGTTCTGAAGAATTTCAACAATTGAAACATGAGTTGCTCGAAGAAGTAATGAGCATTATAGAACATTGTCTTACTAATAAGCAACGAGAGGTCATGAAAATGACTTATTTAGAGGGGAAAACACAGAATGAAATCTCATCTGAATTAGGTAAACACCAGACTACAATACATAAAATACTGCAAGGAAATATTGATTATGGTAATCAAAAAAAGCGCTATGGAGGCGCTTTGAAAAAAATTAGAAAGCTGTGTGCTAATAGTGAAAAAATCCAAAAAATATTAGCATTAATGAGGGAACAAATAATCCCAGCAAATGAATCTTATTAGGGAGGAGAGAGCAAAATAAATGAGTCTTGTACTATTAATTGGTGAAGATGGCGAGAAAATTGGCAATGTAAGTATGGAAGAAGCAAGAAGGATAGCAAAAGAGGCAAATAAAAACTTGGTATTAAAAGATGCTAAACGAAGTGTATACCGAATAGCTAATATTGGGAAGCTAAAATACGAGCAAAGGCAGAGAAAAAAACAACAAAAGGCTCAACGTCGTACTCACAAAGTAAAGGAAATAAAATTGCGTTTGTCTACAGATACACACGATTTAGAAGTAAAAACTAAAAGAATACGAGAATTTTTAAAGAAGGGACTCAAGACAAAAATATCAATTTGTTTTAGGGGTCGACAAATAGTTTTTAAAGAAGCCGGGTTAAGGAAAATGCATGAATTAATTAATCCATTGGTTGAGGAAAAATTAGCCTTGGTTAGTTCGGCCCCTAAATTTGAAGGAAGGAATCTAGTGACATTTCTTGTCCCAATCAAATAATTAAAAAACCTACCTATAATTCAGCTCATCTTCAGTCCTTGAGGATGTTTAAAGGCTGTATTTATACGGTACTATATAAAATAGTGCCGTTTTTCTTATAAATCCTTTGTTTCTATTAATATTTTGGTGTTATTATGTTAGGAGAGGTGTACTTGATCCATCTTCTTAATCTAATTTAAAAGGATATTATTATGGAAATCTCAGAGACTTTAGATTGGACAAAATTAGCCAAGGATGTTGTTCCAGATGCTGACAAAATCCCTTATGAATCAAATAAACATCTTTTTACTAAGATTGCATTTGATGTGTTTCAGCTCAACAATGTGCCAGTAGAATCATACTGGATTCTTGAAGACGGTGAAGACGGCAACCAATACTTGGTGGCCCAATATGGTGAAGAATTAACGCAAGAAAGTTTGGAATCTAAAAGCCATTGGTTGGCTTTGGCCGATCGGGATAAGAAAAATGTTACGTTGGCATATAAAAATGAACCAATTCAGCGTTTTGCATCATCTGAATATGGATTCTCTGAAAAAGATATTCATGTCTTTCAACGAACATTAATTGAAAAATTAAGTTACGATAAGACCTTTGTCGACAAACTTTTAAGATCACAGCCTGAAGAAAAACGGAAAATGCTTTTAGAGCAATTTCCAGAATTGGTATAATGGAGGCCAACAATGACTAATAGTTTTAATATTGGCGATCTCGGACATTTAGCCCAGTCCTTATTAGATAAAGCAAAAGGACAGGAGTTTATGCTTGAGGATGTTTGCAATATAACACGCGCAGCCTATGAACGATATCCAGAAGACCCAGTTATCACCCAAGTGGCCTTTACTATTGAAAGAATGGCAACTAGGGCCAAACCTGGTACGATCATCAATCAAGCCGAAATGTCAAAAATTTATAACGAATTCGTTCGTTTATCTGATAATTCCAAGTTTCGAAACACAATTGGTTTTTTACTTTTAGGAGATAGACCGTATGCTGGTTCGCAGAATCCAGATTATTCCCGGCTGAATCAGATAGTTGCCGAAGATTCAAATACTGACGATTTTGTTGATAAAAACCTAGTAAATGATATTTCGGTAGCGTTTGGTGGAAGCGGTGTTAATCCAGCTGAGGCCTTTGATACTAAAATTGCTACAGATGGTGTTGGTTTAGTAAAAGCAGAGCTTAAATCACTCGGTTTTGAGCCCGCTGTTGAAATAATTGGTGGAAACTCGCATAATATTGTATATGCTGCACATTTTGAAACTCGAAAGGGACGTGTGACAGTTGCAATACCGACTGAAGTTAATGATGGACGAATTCTATTCCCAAGCACATTCGTTGCTGACGATCATCTTGAAGAACTAACTCCTACAAATATTAATTGTTTTGTCGACAAAAAAACAGAAACTGAAGATTCTAGTGTTGCTGGTGAAGAAGGACGTCCAGACATTGATATTGTGCAAGATGTAGAGATGCCAACTGAATTGGCACATTTATCTAGGGATTTTGAGGATAATGTTCTTGAAGCAGTCAGTGCATTTGGAATGGAAGCAATCAGAAAAGGCAAAGAAATAATTGCTAATGAGCTTCGTGCGGCTGGGTTTAAGAATGCACAAGTGAAATTTGGAAGTGAAGGAGGAGATTCAGTTGTATATCTGGCTCCTATCAATACTCCAAAGGGTCCAGCTGAAATTGAAGTTCCGTTAGAAATGCAATCGATTGGTGGTGAAAGATTTATTCCATTAGCGCCATCTTATTTTGCTTATGACGGTTTCGTTGAAGATTTTACTGCTGTTAAGTTACAACGTTTTGCTATAAATTTACCATCTCCTTCCACAAGCAATACTGTATATTCCACAGCATTTACCTATATGACATTACCAGAGCTAAAGGATGAGATTCTAAAAGCAGCTAGTGTTGGCGATTATGTTAATTGCGAAACAGCATTATCAGAAATTCAAGATAAATTTACAGAAGAAGATTTCAAAAATTCTGTAGCTGATTACCAATATATTTTGATGGAAAAAACTCGTGCTTCTAAACAAGAACAATTGCAATGTTCAAAAATGATACCGGCTGGAAAAGGATCTGTATTTATCCGTTGTGGGCATTTCGGTGTTCCAATGCACAAAGTTGTAATAGATAAGAAAGGATATTGTAGATTGAAGACCGCCATAGAAAGAGAAAAACTTAATCCAACTGAAGAAGGTGGAGCGGCTATAAGTTTAGCCAAAGTGTTTATGTCATAAGGAGTTATTATGGACCCTCTTATTGGCCAACTTATGGAATATCGCCATGTTATTATTGAAATGGCAAAAGTTTTGACAAATATAGAACGGGAACTATCAGGACAGCCTGTCCCACCAACTTTGTTTTCAGCAATTGAAGAGGAGACAAAATCTCTATTATCTTTAAGCGAGATATTTGATGAAACAATTCATGAAGGATTGGGCGAAGATGAAGAAACCATAGAGGAAGAACAATCCAAGCGAGGCAACCAAATGAATACCAACGAACTAATTGCATTAGCAGACCGTTTAGATAAGGCGGGACGTCATGAAGAAGCAGACATGATTGATCAAATGTTTCAAAAAACAGCCGAGGAAGGTCCTCCACAAAGTGGTGCTCCGGGCGAAGGGCTTACATATGAAGAAGTGGTAGGTCACGATGAATGGTTACCACAGGGCTCACAAGAAACGGATGAAATTATAAATATATTAAAAACACATATAAATGAATACGAAGGTAATAAAGAAGAGCGGATCAATAGCTTAATAATGATATTGGATAGCATACGTTTGTCTCTAGAGGGCGAGCGAAAATTTCGTACTGGGGAAGAAGGTCTGGAACAAAAAAGTGAATCCACAAATGTTGTTTTTGAAAAACTTTCTAAAGTAGCAGATAAATTAGACTCGATTGGTGCAACTGAAGAAGCTAATTTGGTTGATGGCTTTATTGAAAAACATGCCGAAGATTTCTTGGATTATCAAGGCGAAGGTGATACCGAACAAAGCAAACGATATGATTCTAAGTATCATCACTCGAAACAAATTCGTGAACCAAAAGAAGAACAAAAAGATCGCGAGGGTAGAGATAAGCACCATGTAGAAACTTATCAAAAGGCAGAATCTACTGCACTAAATACCAGATATTGCCCCGAACATATTGGTGTTATGACAGGAAGGGTTGGAGAGAATACTTATCAGTGTCCAATAGATGGGAAGGTGTTTAATTCAGAAACTGGTTGGACTGATTACGACGGCAATGTACATCCTGGGGGATCAGTTGCGGCACAAACTCCTGATTTAACTGGGTATGAGACCTCGAATAGGATCTTTGATAGCAGAGAGAATGTATTGAATGCGGTGAATTAAATGATTACCAATCTAATTAAATTAGCTGACACATTAGACATCAGAGGTTTTTATGATGAGGCAGAAGCACTTGATCTAATTATAAAAAAAGTAGCAGTGGCCCAACACACTGGTGCCGTAAGAGATTTTGTTGGAGCCCTTAAAAGAGAATTTGAGGCATTTGCAAAGATGAAAGATCAGTTTTTATCAATTAATGAAAAATCTCTTCCAGAAATTTTAGGAGTCATTGATGAAACTTTAGCAAGTGGCGATTTTGTAGAAGGTTATACCTCGTTAGAGACTTTACAACAACTTGAGCCCGGATCTCCTCATCGAATAGCCCAAGGAATTATGGCTCTCGAAGATAATATTAGGCAAATAGAGCAGATTCAAACACAGCTTGATGCAAGTTTTAATGAGGAAGAAGAAAGGGCATTATATAATGAAAAAGAAAAATATCTTGATGAATTACATAATTTGTGGGAAGAATATAATGAGAGATTAACTGAGGGCAAACAAAAAGGTGATGCTGAATTAGTGCAAAAAGTACAACAATTATTGAGAGAACGCGGAAGATAGTAATGTCAAAAAAAATATTACGGCATCCTGATAAAGAACTTATAATAGAGTCACTTAATAATGGTGAATCTGTTAGAGGTTTAGAAATAAAATTAAAAGAGAAATACCCAAATAATAAAAATTTATGGCTTTCGTCTGTTACTCTACAAACTTTTCGTAAAAATAAACTTCAATTAGAGGGTAAAGTATTAAAAGATATTCAGGAAGTAGGAAGAACACAAAAACAACAACTTGAAGAGCAAGAACGACAGCAACAGCTAGAATCTTCTAATGCTTACAATAAAAAATTGGAAGAAATAGTAGATTCAAAACTAGATGTTGCGCGTAAGATTTTACAACTAGACAAAGTAATAGAAAGTCGCATGGAATATTGGTACAATGCAGTAATAAGCGGAGAAGCAGTTGCGGCAAAAGGCGACAAGGAATTGCGTGCGTTTATGGACCGACAAATGGTTCTTCTTGGACAATATAAAAAGTTTGTTGAAGGGCTAGCAGATAAGACCGTTGATTATAATGTTAATATTACTGTTATAAATGATCAGATAATTGCAATACGCGACGTAATACGAGAATGTATTGCAGAATTTGAACCAGATGTGGCATTAAGGTTTATGGAAAAATTAAACCATAAAATGAAGGGTCTATCGCCATATAGGGCTGAATTATCTCAACCAGTTGAACTAGAAGATCTTCATGAGGCCGAATTTGAATTATTAGAAAACGGGGAAACCAAAGGATGAGTCGTAAAAATGTCGAAAAAATTATGCAAGCGCATAAAGAAGGACTACTTAATGACTATATGGTTAAGCGTTTGCTTCATGCTGTAAAATCTGGTATAACCGAAGACTTATCCGAAGAACTTGTACAAGATGCAAGAGATGCTAGCGATATCGGTGTAGGTAATGATAGAGATTACAATATTTATTTTTTTATTCATCACTTTGCAGATGATATATTGGATGATACTTTTGGAATGAATGTGCAACCA